CAGAGGAACAGGAACAGATCCTTGAAGCCATCCACAGGTCGCAGCGGTAAAATCCACAATTTCCCAGGCTGATCTTTGTGTACATTATGATGCTTAAATGACTGGATATATGTACGGTTCAGAGCGAATATGTACCTACCGAAAGGAAAAACATACGGAGGAAGATACAATGGAAACAAAGGTCACAACAGCAGAAAAATTAGCGATGGAGCTTTACGGATGCATGAATTCAGCAGTCCTTGACTACGGTGATTACACGGTTGCAGTCTGGGATCACTGCTTTAAAGGAAGCATTGCAGAAGTTTATGAACTGGTTGAAACACCGGATGAGACAGATTTTGGGAGATGCGAATGCAGGATTTCAAGGATTGGAAGAAAAGAAGGATTTGAGGATGCCGGGCATGCAATGGCATGGGCACTCACAAATGTAAAATAACAGAAAGGGCAGGGAAAACGTTCCCTGCCTGTGTACATTTACACAATGTAACGACAGTATCTTTGTGTACATTATGGCACTGAAATGACTGGATATAATCAGCGTTTAGAGCGAATATGTACCTACCGAAAGGGAAAACAAAGAAAAAAAGCGGAGGTACAAGACCATGAAGAGAATTGAGGTTTTTGAAAAAGCCATGAACGAGGGAGGAAGCCTTAAGGATTACGGGATCAACAGCACATTGTTTGCAGCATACAGAGACTGCCAGGAAACAGGAAACGATAACATTGATTTTAACGGAATCATCTGGGATTACGACATTCCGGAAATTGTAAAGGCTTTAAAGGAAAACGGCATCAGCGAATTTACGATAAGCAGTACATTTTCAAGCCTGATCGAAACACTTGCAGCATTTGAAAAGGAAGGCATCAGGATGGCAGGGCTTACCGAGGTGAATGCAACATACTCGGATTGGAAAATAGGAAAGAAAGCAAGAATTCCGGCAATCAGAATGACACTTTAAGAATAAACACACAAATCGGAAGGCCTCTTCGGAGGTCTTTTTATTATGCCATTTATGGGGAGGTGAGGACAGTGGCACAGAGAGGAAGAAAACCAAAGCCTACGGCAGTAAAGGTGCTTGAGGGCAATCCGGGCAAGAGAAGCCTTAATACGGGCGAACCAAAGCCTGAGAAAAAGGCCCCGCGCTGTCCGACATGGCTTGAGGATGAGGCAAAGAAGGAATGGAAGCGGATGGCAAAACAGCTGGAGCATCTGGGGATCCTTACGGAAATCGATATGGCAGCATTCGCAGGATACTGTCAGGCATATGCGAGATGGAAAGAGGCAGAGGAGTTCATTACACAGCACGGGACCATCGTAAAGACCCCGAGCGGATACTGGCAGCAGGTACCACAGGTATCCATAGCCCAGACCTATCTGAAAATCATGAATAAGTTCTGTGAGCAGTTCGGTCTGACCCCGTCTGCAAGAAACCGTATCTCCACGGACAGCGGTGAGGATAAGCAGAACGATGAAATGGAGCTTCTGCTTGTGAAAGGCGGTGCAGGATAATGTTTGACAAGGCAAAAGCAGACCATGCGGTCAATTTCATAAACTGCCTGAAACACACCAAAGGAAGGTGGCGGGGAGTTCCGTTTGAACTTCTCCCGTGGCAGGACGAGATCATCCGTACCCTTTATGGGACGGTAAAGGAAAACGGATACAGGCAGTACAATACCTGTTACTGTGAGATACCAAAGAAAAACGGAAAATCGGAGCTGGCGGCTGCCATTGCACTGTATATGACATGCGGTGATGGTGAATGGGGAGCAGAGGTTTACGGCTGTGCTTCTGACAGGCAGCAGGCTTCCATCGTATTTGATGTTGCGGTGGATATGGTGGACCAGTGTCCGGCACTGAAGAAAAGGATCAAGCCTGTCATGTCCGTAAAAAGGCTTGTATATAAACCAACCAACAGCTTCTACCAGGTGCTGTCGGCAGAGGCATACACAAAGCATGGACTGAACGTCCATGCGGTCATCTTTGATGAGCTGCACGCACAGCCGAACAGGGAATTGTTCGACGTCATGACCAAGGGTTCCGGTGATGCCAGGACACAGCCGTTGTTCTTCCTGATCACGACAGCCGGGACAGACCGGAATTCCGTGTGTTTTGAACAGCACCAGAAGGCTCTGGATATCATAGAGGGAAGAAAGATAGATCCGACATTTTATCCTGTGATTTACGGGGCATCCGATGAGGATGACTGGTCTAGTGAGGATGTGTGGTATAAGGCAAATCCGTCACTCGGATACACGATTGACATTGAAAAAGTGCAGAATGCATATATCAGTGCAAAAGAGAATGCAGCAGAGGAGAACGTATTCCGGCAGCTCCGTTTGAATCAGTGGGTGAAACAGAGCACCAGGTGGATGCAGATGGATAAGTGGGATGCCTGTTCTTTTGCCGTGAATGAGGAGGAGCTTCTCGGAAGGGAATGCTATGGCGGACTCGACCTTTCAAGTTCCACGGATATCACGGCATTCGTGCTTGTGTTCCCGCCAAGGAATGATACGGAGAAATATGTGATCCTTCCGTACTTTTGGATACCGGAGGATAACATGAGACTGCGTGTCCGAAGGGATCATGTTCCTTATGATGTCTGGGCAGCCGAAGGGTGCTTAAAGACCACGGAAGGAAATGTCATCCATTATGGATTTATCGAGCAGTTCATTGATGAACTTGGCACGAAGTTTCATATTAAGGAAATCGCATTTGACCGATGGGGAGCAGTCCAGATGGTGCAGAACCTTGAAAGCATGGGATTCACTGTTGTCCCGTTCGGACAGGGGTATAAGGATATGAGTTCACCGACAAAGGAACTGATGAAGCTGACATTGGAAGAGCGGATCGCACATGGCGGACATAAGGTGCTGCGTTGGATGATGGATAACGTGTTTGTCCGTCAGGATCCGGCAGGAAATATCAAAATGGATAAGGAAAAATCCACAGAGAAGATTGACGGGGCCGTAGCAACCGTTATGGCGCTTGACCGTGCAATTAGGAATGAAGGCAGTGACGGAAGCGTATACGATGACCGTGGTATTCTTGTTCTTTAAAATGGATAATAAAAGATAATTATAGAAAATAAATTATCTATTGACATTATCTAAACAACATGATATAACTAATCAATAGATAAATAGAAAACGAGAGATAAATAAGAAGGAGGACAAATCTATGAATTATGACAGAATCATATTAGAACTGCTCGACAGGGTATCCGCACTGGAGGATGAAGTGAAAAAACTGAAAGAAGAAAGGACTTCTGCAGCACAGGAAATCACACCGGAAGAAAATGAACCTGTTGTCAGCAGCAGTGGAAGGGATACGACCAAGTATATGCTGGACGGAAAAAGGTATGCAAAAAACAGACTTGTGCTTGCCGTGGTCCAGAAGTATATGGAAATGCATCCTGATATTTCAGCATCTGAGCTGATCGGTGCATTTGATAAAAGCCTTCAGGGCTCACTTGGGGTAGTAAGGACGCTGAGTGATGTAGAGAAAAACTGTTCGGATTATAAAACCAGATTTTTTGCGAATCCTGAAGAACAGATCCAGACGAGGACCCAGCCATGTGTGGTATGTACACAGTGGGGAATCGCAAATATTGGAAATATCCTGACAATCGCAGAACAGTACGGCATTGAGATCACGCCAGTCAGATAATATATTAAAGTAGAAAAATAAGGCACTTCCTCAGGAGGTGTCTTTTTTCATGCACATTTTTAGGAGGTGCTATATGGGAATTAAGAGTTTATTCGGATTCGGACAGGCAAGGGATAAGCCTGTGGATAAGGCAGCAGATGCAGGATATTCGTTTTTGTTTGGAAGGACAACAAGTGGAAAACCTGTCAATGAAAGAACTGCAATGCAGACTACGGCAGTGTATGCCTGTGTGAGGATACTGGCAGAAGCAGTCGCATCCTTACCACTTCATGTATATGAGTATCAGGATGACGGAGGCAAGAAGCTGGTGTATG